TGTAACTGAGGCAGCTCCTGTAACTGAGGCAGCTCCTGTAACTGAGGCAGCTCCTCCAAGATTTGAAGTGACGGAGGCTATGACTGCCGAGCAGGTGTCTACTATTGAGACTGCGAATACCCTTACAGATGAAGTTTCAAATCTAAACAAACAGGTCGATGCTCTTACGACTCAGTTGGAGTCTCTCCAGAGCACGTTTCCTTCAGCTAAAGAAACTCCAGCCTCAATGCGTGAGTATCAAGCTCGTCTGAAGTCCCAGCAACGAGGACTTGAGTTGAAGCGCAAGGAGCTTGAGGTCAAGCAAACTCAGGCTTTGGATGCGGCAAAGCAGGTAGTGGCCAACATATCCAACACGTCTCTGAACCAAACTCCAGAATCGAAAATGGAGAAGGATATAAAACCTGAGTCCGATTCGATTGTATCTATGGGTATAGTTGGGGGTCCGATGTCTCCTTCGTCCTTTATTAAAGATGGGAAGCGTCTCCGTTTTAATCCTGACGAATTGGTTGCCTCATGGCCTGGGAGGTTCATTAAGAAGTTCAGACAGTATATCACGGATGGAACTACAGCTCCCTCAGAGTTTGTATCTATTCGTGCAGAGTCAAAGGCGCGTCGCGATTCTTTCGTAAAACTATCCAAGCGGTATGCTGATACACTCAATAAGCTGATTAAAGCCGAAGCCAAGAGAAAAGGAACCGACGAGGATTTGATTTTGGCCCAGGCAAATAGATTTCTATCTGGTCGAAGAGACCAGATGGACTTATTGACGCCATCCATGATAGAGGAACTGACTAAAGCCCGTTCCTTGATTGACACACTGAGCACACGCATTTTGGATTTCGGTTTTCTGGAAGGGAACTTGGCCAAAAGTATTAAGCAAAATATAGGCTCTTACATGCTTAGGTCTTACAAAGTGTTTGATCCTGTGTATGACTGGGCTAATTCAGTTCCTGCAAAGGTTAAAGAGACCGCTATCGACTACATAACCCGTGAGCTGAAACGCAAACACGACCGTTCTGATCAAGAAACGGAATCCAGAGTAGAGGCCGAGCGCATCGTTGATAAGATCCTAAACCAACCCTCCAACACACAGGAGTGGTTAATGGGGAAAACAAACGTAGGGGGAATCCCATTGTCTTCGTTTATAAAACGAAAAGACATCCCTAAAGAGATTCGTGACTTGATGGGAGAGATCCGAGATCCTCTCCAGAACATAGTCAAATCAACTCATCGTGTAGCAGATATAGTTGTAGCGTATGAGGCTCAGGACTCAATTGCAGAACTTGGACTTGAGGCTGGGGTGTTTTCCACGAAGCCAGAAGGGAACAAGATCTATACTGTCTTTGAGACAGACGGGACAAAGGACTCTACTCTCGCAAGGAAATACCCAAGCCTTGCTCCGCTTTATGCTTCCAAGGAAGTGGCTGAAGCTGTGTCTGAGTTTTACGGGGGAAAGGGGGGTGGTTATTCTACGTTGAAGGCGACTTTCAACGCCATAGCTAAACTGACATCCTTTGGTAAGTTCAGTCAGGTTATTTTGAATATCCAAGACTCATGGACAGTGAACCTTTTAGGCGCGGCCATGGTTGAGTTTGCTAATGGGCGCATAGGTCGTCGTCCTGGACTGACCGATAAAGCCGCTGGAGGTTTGGCTACAAACGTATGGAGGAAGTTCAAGGGAGATAAAACAAGGAAGGACACAGCAACACCGAGTCCGAAAGAACTTGAGGACATAGTGTCGCAGAGTGGAAGAGAGTTTGCTAAAAACTGGAATAAATACCTGAACAAACCGATCCTAGCTGAAACTCTAACCAGTCAATACGGAGCACTTGATGAAAATGTTATTGTAAGGGACATCGTAGCCGGTTGGGTTTCGGAAGAACAGATCACCAAGCTTTCCAAGCTTCAGAGAGCCGCATTTAAAGCAATCCCTGATTGGGTCAGGACTAAAGTGTTTGGGAAAGCAGGTGACATCTATTCATGGCCTGATAATGCAATGAAGGTTAATGCTTTCTTCCAAGAAGCTTTGGATTATGCCAATGCATATCCCGACAAATCCATGCGGGACATTTTCAAAACAGCGGGGGATATTGCCCGTGCTACTACGCCTGTCTACAGCAGAGTCCCTAAAGGATTGAAGCAACTTAATTTGATCGGTGTCATTCCTACATATATTTCGTTTATATATGAAATGCATCGTAATGTAGCAAACAGCATCCTCATCGCCAAAAAAGAGATCGCTTCGGATAATCCAGTTATTAAGGGTAAAGGGTATAAACGAATGGTGTTTTCTTTAGGAACACTTAGCCTGTCTGCGATAGGCATGGAAGGCATTATCGATGCCGTTCGTAATTTCATGACGGACTCTGACGACTTGTCAGAGGAACAGCAGAAAGATCTGCTGTGGCTTGTTGCTCCGTGGGATAGACCACAGCAACTGGGTATGCTTAATTTCAAAGAGGGTAAAGAGTTCACTTATGCTAATTTATCGTATCAGGTTCCACAAGCTGTTATCACGGCACCATTAGTTGCTGCCTTCAAGGGTGAGGATGTTAACGATGCAACTAAAGAGGCTTTCGCTACGCTCGTAAATACTTGGTTTGGGGGTTCGGTCCTGCCTTCTTCTATAGGGGAAGTGGTCTATAACCGAAAGCAAGGTGGTGGAGAAATCTACAACGAAAGTCTGGATCTACTGGAACGAGTTCCTTCGTCTGTGTCTCACATAGCAAAAAATGCTTTTATGCCTGGGTTTGTTAAGAAATTTGAACGAATGGCTAAGGCGTATGAGGAATCGGATAGTTCTTATGGGCGAGTTTACAGTATGGCCGAAGAATCAATGAGGCTGTTTAGTTTACGCCCGACTACTTACAACATACCGGAAGCAGCCAGATTCAGGATGATTACTTTCAATAGAGATTATGCCCAAGCTGCCAAGTTTACTAGTGAACGGAAAGAAGAAGGTCTGTCCGAGGCTGAGAGACTTGAGGTTCAGGCAAAGGAAGAGGAACTTGTCAACCGAGTTAAAGATGACTATTCCAAATTCATACAAGCTATGCTCCGACTAGGAGTGGATAAAAAATACCTGCGAGATACTGAGCGAAATTTGTTTAAGGTAGAGGCAGGTGATCGAAGATCAAGTCTGTATAAGGATCTTCGTGAGACATCCAGAGAACTTCTTCGATGAGCAAAGCACTCTCCAAAAAGGCGGCGCAGGAGAAGCTGGATGCCAGAAAGAGGCAGATAGCCAACAGCACTGCCATGGGGGACTTGATAAAGCGACTGGATGAGTCCAAGGACTACGAACTTCGCACATACGGCTACGACAAGATCCAAGGACTGACACAGCTCCACTATGAGCTGTTGTCGTTCGTGGCGTATAAAGGTCTTCAGAAAGCACGATGCACTCGCTTCGATAACTTCAGGAACATCGTCTCGATCCTGTGGCCGAAGATCGAATGGAACATGTGGCTTGAGAAAGCGATTCAGTCACTTTGTGATAATGACTTCGTCAGTTGGACTGGATGTGCGGCATCAGGTAAGACTTTTGCTGGAGCACTCTACGCCACGGTTTGGTGGATTTGCCAACCGGATGTCAGTGCCGCAGTGCTTACTTCCACTACCAAGGGGATGCTTCGCAAGCGTATGTGGAGCGAGATCCAGAAACTCTATACGTCCATGGAATGGAATCCACCGGGGAACATGGTTGATTCCAAGACTGTGTGGCAAGCGGTCAAGGGCGACGAAAAGAACGCAATATTTGGTCTAGCCGTAAAGGACGGCAACACAGCCGCTGCCGTGGGTCACATTCAAGGGATCCATACAAGCAGGGTGCTGATAGTAATCGATGAAGCTACGGACACTCCCCAAGCCATTTTTGATGCGACCGCGAACCTTTATGCAGGTTGTGAAAAATTCCAGATGCTCGTCATCGGAAACCCAAACAGTCACTACGACCCTCACGGGAAGTTCAGCGAACCAAAAGAAGGGTGGGCTTCTGTGGGTGTTGAAACAGAGGATTGGGAAACTGGTGTTCAGTTAAACGGTCATCCGGGATATTGTCTTCGGTTTGATGCGGAGAAGTCTCCCAATATTATCCTCGGTAAAACGACCTACAAGTATTTGATGACGGAGCATCAGCTTGAGGGTGCTCGTAGAAAGTATGGGCCTGAGTCTCCGTTGTTCTGGAAGTTCTACCGTGGGTTCTGGGCACCGAGTGGTGTGCTGAAGACGGTCTTCAACGAAACCTTACTGGCCAAGATGCAAGCGCACTTGGGCTATATGTTTCGTCGTGAGATCAAAGTCATCGGTGCGTGTGACCCTGCATTCGGTGGCGGTGACCGTGCTGTTTTAAGGTTTGCGGTTTGTGGTATCACTGACAGTGGTAAGCCTGGTATTGAGCTGGAGTTGTTTGAGGAGCTTGAGATAGATGCGTCTTCCAGCGAGCCTGTCCACTTTCAATTGGCTGAGATGATCCAGTCCAAGTGTGAAGAGCGTGGGTGCCGACCAGAGGATTTTGGGATAGATGCAAGTGGTGAAGGTGGTGGTTTGGCAGACATCCTGGCCAAGCAGTGGTCTCCTAGAATTATTCGCGTTGAGTTCGGTGGCGCACCCAGTGATTTACCTGTATCGAGCGAGGACATGAGACCTGCCAGAGAGGTATATGATCGTAGGGTGACTGAGCTTTGGTTTACTGCCCGTGAGTATTTACAGGCCGGTCAGCTAAGGGGCATTGACCCGTGGACGGCCAAGGAATTCTGTTCGCGTGAGTTTGACGACGAACGTCGTAAACTCAAACTGCAAACAAAGCGTGACATGAAGTCAGTGTATGGCATGTCCCCTGACATTGCGGACTGCACGGTGATTCTGACCGAGGTTGCAAAACGCTCTGGGATTGGTGTATACATAGCGGATCATGTTAGTGAGCAGGACAAGGACGACGTTCTTGAGGCCGTATACGAAATTTACGATGACATTGGGGATGAGTTCGATCACTTGGATGCTCCACTTTAGACTATGCAAGCTATATCAGACAGTTCGATGACTCCTCCCGGTGGGTGGAGGTATACAGACGAGGACGGTGTTGAGTTCAGAGACACAACTTTGCAGCGAACCGTTGAGGCTATTCGCCAATCATACTTCGCCAGCAAGAAGACTCCACCGAAAGACCTGCATATACTTGTCATGGATCAGATATGCAAGAGCCTTAATCCAACGGATGCGGCTATACGATGCTTTGACTACAGCCCACCTACCAAGGCAGAACTTCTAATCCGTGCTGGAGCAGCCCTGAAGAACTTCACTATGTCCGGGTTTAAGTTGGTGACTGAGGAACAGCTTCTTTCCAGACGAGAAATATGTGAGGGATGTTCTCTCTGGAATGGGGAGGCATCTTTTGGTATGGGTAGATGCGGTTCATGCGGTTGCACTGGGTTAAAGTTGCAGGTCGCATCGGAGAAGTGTCCATTAAACAAGTGGGAGGATATTACATGAACGAAGATTTACTGAATTTAAATGAGAACGGATCGGTCCCTTCCACTAGAGTGACGGACCCGATTGTGGCGCGTCAAATCGCGGAAGACATCATCGACCAGAACGACAAACGCCTTGAGCGAAACGCCAGGGTAAAGGGTTTGGTTGACGGAAACCCTCCCTACTCCTCCCATTCCCTTGCCAAGGCTGGCCAGAAGTATCGGTCCAACTTCAATAGTGGTCAGGCGTTGTCGTTCCTTCAAACTTCTCTGACTGCGTATTATGACTTGTTCGCAGAGGTTCCGTCTTACGCTACGATTACCTGCGAATCCGGTAACCCAGACATGGATCATGAGTGGGGCAAGATCCTGACTAAAGAGTTTGATGCTCTACAGAAACAGGATCCGTGTTTGGATTACGGCATACAACTCAGTCAACATGACATGGTCCTGTATGGATCCGGTCCTGTGATCTGGGAGCGGGAAGACGACTGGGTAACCTACCCGAAGAAACACGACAGGGTTCTCCTTGCCAACAACGAACCATCTGACTTGAACCGATGGACAAAGTGTGTTGTGCGCGAGGTATTTACCCCAGCTGAACTTTACAAATACATCAACAACCCGGAGGCAGCATCCAAAGTTGGTTGGGACGTGGACGCTGTTCGGCAATCCATCTTACGGGCAACCGATGAGTTTGCCATTTACCCTAAAGACTGGGAACGTCAGCAGCAAGCGATCCGAAACAATGACCTTGAATACACAAGCCCTGATCAAGTGATAAATGTAGCACGGCTGTTGTTCCGTGAATTCCCAAACAAGGATAATCCAGAGGGAGGTATTACGGAGATCTGGGTGAACTTGGATCATGACTTTGGGTTCCTGTATAAGAAGGTTCGTAAATACAAGAACTGGAATCAGATCGTATGCCCATTCATGCTCGACAGGGGTGATGGAACGTATCACTCCATCAAGGGCATTGGGGTTCGCATGTATCCGTTTCTGTATACCAAAGAGCGACTGACCAATTCATTGGCCGATAATGCCTTTGTCATGGCCAGTCTGCATATCAGAAACCAGCAGACTGGATCTGCCACACCGGACAGCATGGTTCAGATGGGACCGTTTACGGTCTGGAAATCGAACTTTGAGCCGATGAACTTCAACCAGATTGGTTCCTCGATGGAAGCTGCGATGAGTGTTTCCCGAACCATGGATCTGGAGTTGCAGTCCAATCTATCTCAGTTCAGGCCGCAGGTCGCACAGCCTAGCGGTAATCCAAGGACTGCATTTGAGGTAGCGGCCAACGTCAATCAACAGTCTGTTCTGACGAAGACCGGCATCCAACGCTACTATGAGCAATTGGACAATTGGTATGCGGAGAGGTTCCGACGTGCTCTGACCGGAAAGCTGAACAGCCAAAGCGAGACGGCCAAAGCTGCCCGTATATTCAGGCAAAAACTCGCCGCCCAGGGTATACCGGACAACATATTTGCGGCATGCACTATTCGTGCTACACGAACCATCGGGCAGGGAAGTCACTTCCTCAGAACGCAGACCTTGCAGTCTTTGTTGGGATCTATCGCGGGTTCACTTCCAGAAGGTGGTCGTGTTAACCTGATGGATGACTTTATCGCATCGACCGCTGGTTTCAGCATGGTAGATCGCTATAATCCACGTAATCGCATGGCCACAACGCTCAAGGATCATGAATGGGATGCCACGCAGGAGAACGGCAGCATGCGGGTTGGAAACGAAGTTATCCTCACAGACACCCAGAACGATGTAGTCCATGCGGGTGTGCATATGACATCCGTAGCCGAGGGACTTGCATCCTTGCAGCAGGGTGGAAATCCTGATGAGATCCTTGTGTATGCGATGGCTGCTTTGCAGCATACCGGCCTACACTTGGCTAGGTTGCAGAACGACCCGTTACGCCAGAATGAATTCCAGCAACTCGCACAACGGTTTGAAATACTTCAACAGCAAATGCAAGAACTTGGTGGTTTGGTTGAGAACTTCCAAGCTATGCAACAGGATCAGCAACAGGCCCAGCAAGTTCAGCAGGGAATGGATCCGAAGGTTCAGATCAAACAGGCAGAGGCCCAGCAGAAGATGGCTATCCAGCAGCAACGCGCACAGAACGAAATGGAACTGAGTCGTATGCGGACTGAGCACCAGATGAGACTGCAAGACGCTATGACAGCGAACACCATCAGGAATCAGAACAAATAAATGTTTGACAATACATAACTCAATACGCTGAGTGGAGGAGGCATTGGTATGCCTCCTCTTTTTTATGGATTATAAGACAAAACTACTTGAGGCCGTCCCTAAAATGAACGGATGGTGTGATCCTGCAAAGGCCAACCATATATTTGATTCAGTCGTTAAGCAAAGGGCTACCAGATGCGTTGAGCTTGGGGTTTTTGCTGGTAGAAGTCTGATAGCCTTCGGCCTTGCTTTGGCCAAATTAGGTAATCCAAAAAGCGTGGTTTACGGGGTGGATACTTGGAGTGCCATAGCCGCCACAGCAAATAATGATGGCGACAACGCTCAATGGTGGAAATCTGTGGATTACGATGCCATACGACATGAATGCGTCTCTACATGCGAGTCATTGGAAATATCCACCTACGTCAAACTGATGAAGATGTCCACGGTCCAGTCATTCTATGAGATTGACGGTAACGTAGACATTTTGCACATCGACGGAAACCACAGTCAGTGGGACTCTACTAGGGATGTCACTATGTGGGTGGACCGTGTTGTTGCGAAGGGGATTATTTATTTTGATGACGAGGACTGGGTATCTACTAAAACCGCCCAGCGACTTCTGGAACTTAAATGCATAAAAATAGATGAGATCAAAACTACAAACGTATGTGGGGTTTATCGAAAACTAGGATAGTCCAAAAAATAAAGTCCATGCTAAGTCCAACTGCCCAGCAATACTTCGATCTTGAAAGCAAACTGAAAACCTTTCAGGAAGACTTGAACACAAAGATCGATGAGCTAAACAATCTGTCTAACTCAGCCCAAGACACGGTCACATACTTCAGGGAAGTCATGTCGAGAAATAACGAGAGTATCGACCAGATCATGGAGCATTTCAACCGCGATATACCGCCGTTCCAAGAGCAGACAAATTTCCGGTGTGGTCTATTTGACCTACCCTACGGCAAGGATAACAGACTTCTGTTTAATCCAACGATAACCGAGTTCGAAGGGCAAAGGTGGTTGATTGTAAGGAACTGCCAGATCAACCATCACAAGAAGCCTCCGTATGATTCGTTTAGTACTTTGGATAGATACCTACTAAATGACACAGAAGTTGTTCCGGGATCTGTCAAGCCTCTTAATTTTCCTCTTGGCAAGTCAAAGCGCGAGCAATGGGAGGATCCACGTATCTTAGATACAGGCAACAAGCTGGTCCTGACATGCACCAACTTTATTCAAGGATTAACCAAGGCACATCTTGCCATGGTTGTCATGGATAAAAACTGGAGGATACTGGGGATCAATCACCCTAAGTATGGAGGCAATGGCATTGACATCATGTCCAACACGGGTGACGAGAAGAACTGGACTTGGTTCATGCACGAAGGGGAACTGCACATGATCTATAACATAGAACCTCACACCGTAGTTCGATGTGACTCTGCGGCCAGTCCGCAGGAGGAATATGTAACGGATCTACCTAAAGATCTCTGGGTCTATGGTCGTCGAAGAGGTGGAAGTAATCCTGTCCGTGTGGGGGATGAATATTTTGCCTTTTACCACAGCTCGCTTCCTTGGTGGAGAAGTCGAAACAGATATTACATGGGGGCTTATGCCTTTGAGGCCAAACCTCCGTTTCGGATAACCAGATCCACGACGATACCAATCCTGACGGGGTCGAAGAACAACCACAGAGTTCTTGAGTTCCCGTTGGTCATATTTCCAGGAGGGAGTTTGTATGATGAGATCAATCAAGAGCACACAGTTGTGTTCGGTGTTAATGACTTCCAGAGTGGCTGGATTAAGATACCCCACGAAGACCTGTTGGCGTTAATGAAAGTTTATGTTAAACCTGAAGAGAAAGACAAAAAAGATAGAGCTTCAGCCGAAGCAACAAATCGACTACGTCCCGTCGCCCGATTGGAGACAATCACCGGAGCTGACGTTGGCGACAAAACAATTATTCCAGACCATGCCGATGACGGCTATCCTGGAGCTGCTGAGAAAAGAAACACCAAAGCAGCTTATCCAGCTCCCGCTAAACGCAAGCGAAAGCGAGCAACTAAGACTAGCAAGTCTTGAGGACGGGTATTATATTTGTTTGCATAAACTGTTGTCGCTTCAATTCTTGGCAGAGGATGCCGTAGATGTAGAAGCGACGTTTGAAGAAAGGTGAGATAAATGAGTGACGAGGAACAAAATTCGTTTACGAAATCCGTCATGGAGAGCATGACCACCGATGCTCCTGCAAAGGAGCCGGTAAAACAGGAACCCAAACCTGTAGAGCAGGAATCGGAACCTACGGCAGAAGACGATCTGAAGGGCTTTAGCGATGAGCAAAAGACCAATTGGAAAGCTCTTCGGGAATCCAAAAAGGACATCGAGAAACGCTACAAAGAATCGGAGGCTACACGCACCGATCTAGTATCTCAGTTGGATCAGCTAAAGGCTGATCTTGCAGCTGCGAAGCAGTCATTCGACGTTGAGGAGTTTGATCGCCTCAAAGTCGAGCGGGAGGAATTGGTCAATCAACTGGCCGAGCTGGATATTCTTCGTAGTCCTGAAGTCAAGAGAGCACGGGATAATGTAAAGGCCACAATTGACAATGCGGTCAAGAGCATCCGGAGGCTTCTTCCAGAACAGACTGGTTTCGACCGGATCCTTGGCATGAACCCGGAGGCAAGGGACAAGGCTCTTCAAGAATTGCTTGAGGACGCATCTCCGTCTGTTGCATCCCGTGTGTGGCAGTTGGTCGATAAGGTTGATTCTGCCCAACAGCAGGTAGATGAGATTACAACCATGGCCGAGGGACGGCTGGATGAGTGGAAGCAATCCAAGCAGCAAGAAGTCGAGGTCCGCAAACAAACCGAGCGCAAGCAGACGGAGCAACTTTACCACTTGGGACTACAAGCTGCCCAAGAGGAAATGCCTGAGTTGTTTGCTCTCAAAGACGGTGACGATACCCACAACAAGCAGGTCTCCGAGCGTTTGGCATACGTCAAGCAGCAGTTGTTTGAACCGTTTGATGAGTCCGATGCAGTCAAGCATGCGTTCTATGGGGCAGTTGGAAAAACTGCCATAACAACTCAGAAGCTGACGCTTGAAGCCTTGGCCAAGTCCGAGGCAGAGCGACAGTCTCTGAAAGAGAAACTCGCAGCCTACGAGAGTGCAGAACCAGGTGGCTCGTTTGCCTCCAACGAGGGTGGAGGATCCCAAAGGGTAGAGCCTGGGTATTTTGCCAATACTGTCTTGGCAAACTTCCAGTAACAGGCATCCAAGCCCCTACCTTCGGGTAGGGGTTTTTTTGTTGACTATGTAGAGACACCTACGGTAGTTTTTCGTCAGACGTATTAGGGTTTCGTCTCCCTGATAGGCGTAAATGCTAGGGTCGCCGCCAGCAATTCGAGGGCTTCCATGTTTCACATGGCGGCAAAACAATTGTATAACTCCTTAAAACGAAGGATATTATTATGGCATGCGGCAATATTTACGACGCATTTAAAGTGGCGAGTGAGCATCTCGGTGAAGAGATCTACCGTCGTGCATCTTTTAGCTCCATCTGGGGCAACCTCATCCCTAAAGGGGAATTTCCGAAACACGTTGGTCTGACCAAAACCGTGTTTGAAATGGGCAACGCTTATCCTACTGCGGACGAGCGGGCTTGGGACAGCTACACTTTGGCCAACGGTTCCAATACCGGTGCCTGTGGTTATAACTTCCAAGACTACACTGTAGGCTTTGAAGAGTTGTCGTATTCACCGACTCATTTTCAAATGCGTGGTCCCCTGCTGTGTAAGGATGATCTGAACTTTGATCATCTTGCACCTCAGTTCCTCAACGGTTATGTGGAAGAGCTGACGAAGCTGGTTCAGACCGAGTATGACAACAAACTGATGAAGGAATACTACACCAAGGTTCCGAAAGCAGTTATGACCTCGGCCTTCCCTATCAGTGCAGCGGGAGCGTCTCTGACTTTGGCTCAAGCCACCAGTGACCTGACTCAGGAAGCCTTGGACAAGGCTTACATCCACCTGATCCACAAACGCGCCACCAACCCCGACTCCAATGGATTCGTGAGCTTGGCCAATGGTGGTCCGTTGTTCACACTGTATCTGGGTATGGAAGCCAGTCAGGCTATCATCCTCAATAACGCTGATTTCCGTGACGACTTGCGTCAGGGATCCATGAACAGTGAACTGTTCCGACGTCTCGGAGCCGACACTGCCATCAAGGGATTCCGTCACGTAATCAACCCATTGCCTCCTCGTTTCAGCTACGCAGCTGGTGCTTACACCCGTGTGAACACCTTCTCCAACGTCAGCGGAACCAAGGGAGTCTACCAAGACATCAATCCAAACTACCTCGATCCATCCACTGCTCCTTATGAAGCAGCCTTTGTGATGAGTCCTGATGTTATGTCTTGGGATTGGGTGCGCCCCGACAATCAAGTTGGAAGCACACGATGGGAACCTCAGAGTTACATGGGTGACTGGAAGTTTATCACCGGACCTGAAGCTTGTGCTTCTGATGGTTCTGGATACGACCCATTCCACAAGAACGGACGGCACATTGCAGAGATGGCTGGAGCGGCCAAACCTGGTGCGAATCGTTCTGCTGGTCTGATGATCCTCTACAAACGTTGTCAGTTGAATACTCTGACAACTGTTACCTGCTCATAACAACTAACGGGTGGGGGCTTTGAGTCCCCACCCTCTTTATCTTTATGTCAATCCCCAGCAATATATTCGGAGATAACCTAGTAACAAGGGAAGATCCTGAACTCATTACCACCAAAAAGATGGCGATGAACCAGGAGCAGTCCATGGGCAAGCACGGTTTTAATTTTTATTCAGATACATCTGCTCACGCAGGGACATTCTGTGCTATACAAGCCTGTGAGGAAACAGTCATTGCATCTGTAACTGGGGAAAATATTAGTGCCACTAGCATCACGATACCTGCCGGGTTTCTGATGATGGGACATATCACCTCCATCCAATTGACCAGCGGGTCTATTTTGGCTTACAAATCCACCAGTTAATGGAACTATCCCTTAAATTATCACTGGCAAGTAAGACCGCCAGATTTGGAGGGCCAGAACCCACACCAGGTGAAGTAGACTGGGTGGATGAGCTGGCTAACCAAATCATTGATGACTTAGGCAACGAAATAATTTTTTTAGATACCACTTCCTAAGAATAGCTTGGCGACTTAGGGAATTTTACAGGGAATCTTTTTAATCCCAGCACACTGATATGGCAACTAAACGCATTAAAGATCTCACGAATACGGCAACTTCGGTAGCTTCCGATTCCTACTTGGCAATTGACGGCACCAGCAATGGCACTGAGAAAATCACCCGCGACAATTTCCGACAGGACACCGCCGACGCTTTCGTGGCAGCACCGGGAACCTATAACTTGGCCCCTCTTAGTGGTGGTGCTGTTGAGGTAGCCAAAGGTGGAACCGGATCCACTACAGCAGATGGTGCGCGAACAAATTTGGAAGTCAACTCCACCGACGAGGACGCACAGGCGAATGCATTGAAGGTCACGGCACCTGCTTTGTATTTCGACGGTAGCAATGATTATGTGCAGGTGGCTGATGATGACAAATTGTCGTTTACGGATGGCACTGATGATTTGCCTTTTTCTGTTAGTGCTTGGGTAAACATGGAGGACGCCACCAATTTTACGCCCATCTCAAAAATAGGGACAACCGCTTCTTTGAGAGAGTGGGTTGTGTCAGTCGCGGCAACTGATAAATTGCGCTTGTACGTTCAAGATACTGCGGGGAATTACGCCTACCGAGAGTCTACCGCCACGCTAACATCCTATCAAGGCAGTTGGATACATCTGGCGTGGGTTTATCAGGGTGCGGGGCCGAATTCGTCAAACTCATTTTCATCGTCAATGGACGGTGTGGTTTTGTATCTAAACGGACAGCCACTCAGTCTTGATGCGGGGGTGTATTCTGGCACCTACCTCGGCATGTCCAATACCTCGCAGCCTGTGCGATTTGGTCTCCAGTCCACCACCTATTCAAAAGGTCACATCCGAGGCTGCAAAATTTTCAATCGTTCTCTCACGGCTTCTGAAGTGGCCGAGCTTGCTCGCGGAAATGATTTGGGATTTGCCGATGAATTTGGTGGGGCGCATGGGGCAGTTTACACCAGTGACTTTTCCGCTGGCGTTGATGGATGGTCTGACACCCGTGTGACTAGCGCCGGGAATATTGATGCCATTGGTGGTGAAGACGATAACCTAAGAGTAACAATAACCGACACAACCAACAGCACTCATAGCATACTCAAAAACGTTGGCATGACCGCTGGAAAACGATACAGGCTAACGGCAGATGTGTATATCCCATCGGGTCAGAGCAATGTGGACGGATTTCGGATTGGTGTTTTAGGTGATGATGACCTTTTTGTTGTGAGCGATACGCCCACTTTGGATTCGTGGGTTAGAGTGGATTCAGAGGCTGTCGCGTCAAATGCCTCGCTTCTGATTTATCCAATGGATGGAGGAGTCAAAACGTTCCAAGATTCTGGAGGCGACGATGTTTTGTATTTGCGAAACTTGAAAGTAACCCAGCTGGGCACACTCGCCGACTTCCGTGCTGAGCGGTTTGATTCCAGCACTAGCAAACTGTATGACCTGAGCGACAATGCCTTTGTCGGGACCGGAACCAGTGTCAGCCTTACTGGGCGTGAACAACCAGTGTATGAAACCGGAACGTGGAGTCCTTCGGTGAGCTTCGGAGGAGGTAGCACGGGGGTGGCAACGTCAATCGCCTCTGGCTTTTACACACGCATAGGCAACCTCTGCCACATTAGTTGCAACTTGACACTCACCTCGAAAGGAAGTGATACGGGTACTGCTGTTATCACAGGCCTGCCGTTTACCGCAGGTAGTGTATCAAACCAAAACGGCAGTATTCGAGCCGTTTACGCAGCCAACATGGCAGGACTCACTTCAGGTATTGAAGGCCGGACAACTGATTCATCCACGGATGTAAGACTTCAGGATTGGGGAGCTGCTGGCGTTGCTGTTTTAGATGACACGAATTTCACAAACACCACAAGCATCCGTTTGGGTGGTTGGTATCAAATTCAATAAACAATTATGGACCCAAAAATCAATTATCTACGAAGCCAGATAGCTGGCATTGACGCACAGCTTGCAGCCGACAACGGCAAATCCACCATCCTTCAACTGCTCGGCAAAGCTAAGTCTCTGCTGGCAGCTCGGGAGGAATTGAGTGAACCAGTTAACCGTGCCAATACGGAAGTCATGCTTATGCAGGTATCCAGTGCGGTGGCTGCATACAATGCTGCCAACCAAATCACAATGGATTCGGTCGATGACATTCTGGCTGGCTTTGACGCTGCTGTTGTGCCTGCGGATGAGCCAGCACCTGCGGATGAGCCAGCACCTGCCGATGAGCCTGCACCTGCCGAATAGCATATGACTGTCGAGCGATCCGGCGAAAAGTTTCAGGGTTATAACAAGCCCAAACGAACTCCATCTCACCCGACCAAGTCACACGCTGTGCTGGCTAAGTCGGGTGAGCAAGTCAAACTCATTCGCTTCGGTCAGCAGGGTGTGTCGGGAGCTGGGAAGTCGCCAAAGACTGCCAGCGAAAAAGCCAGACGAAAGTCTTTCAAGGCGCGTCACGCGAAGAATATCTCAAAGGGAAAAATGAGTGCTGCCTATTGGGCGGACAAAGTCAAATGGTAAAGATTATGCCTAAAGTTGGTTCTAAACATTATCCGTATACGAAAGCAGGGAAAGCTGCTGCAAAGAAAGCTCGCGCCAAACAAAAACGCAAGGGCAAAAAGTGAACGTTGATGATCTGAAGGTGGGATTTGCAGCCGTGGCTGGTTTGCTGAATTGGGCTGTCAACATCGATATAGTTTTGCAGCTCGCGATCAGCGTGGCATCCTTGATCTACATCAGTCTCAAAATCCGACAGCTACTCGCAAAATGAAACCGCTATCTGTTGCAGTCTTAATCGTCCTAGTGACTGGGTGCAAGCAGCTCGACTCGCTTGGCAATGCTATATACGATCCGGTCGTGACGACCAACATCGTCGCTACACCCAGCGGCAACTACCCTGTCGTCTCGACAAACGGCTGGGTGTTGAACCCTTCGATCAGGGGAGGCATACAGGTAGCCGGGGATGTTGCTCCGTTTCCATGGGCAGGGTTAGCAGCCAACGCTCTGATCGCAGCACTGGGTATAGGAGCACATCTGCGCGGAAGACAATGGAAGAAAGCAGCAGTCAGCGGTGTGTCCGCTGCCCAGACCTTCAAAAGAGAGCTCAAGCAGCTTGATGCAGCCAAGGCCCAAGCCGCTAAAGAAACTGTCGTGCGCGAACAACGCACAAATGGATCCCAAGAAATGATCCAAAAAATACTTGGTAAATTTGTTTGACAAATATATCTGAGTGAAACTACGTTGACGGTATGCAAAACCTACCGTCAGCAATACCTCGTCCAGAAACAGACGCCAAAGGCCGACGTACCTTCAGAGTCTCATACTACGCAGGAGGCAAGCAAAGATGCAGGAAGTTCAGGGACGTATCCGAAGCTTACCAATTTCAAAAGGATGTCAGAGTCCAGTTCATCCAACTGGGCAATGCGTTTGAAGTCCTAAAGCCCAAGGAAAGATCCATTGTGATGCAGATCCTCTTGGAAATGGAGGACTTTAACACAGACATCCTGTCCGTCTGGGAATTCTTCAAGAAACACAACAGTAAAGCAGTATCCGTCGGGGAGCTGTTTTCTGAGTTCATAGATCTCAAACGATCACACAAGCTTCGACCCAGCTCCATTCAGAGTCTGGAGACCCTAAACAGTCTATGGGACAAACTCGGGAGGGACACCCCTGTCCGATTGGTGCGGCCAACCGACATCGACCAATGGGCCAAGTCTATGGGCAAAGCCCCTCGGAGCTACATTAAATACATCAGTAATGCCAGCTCATTCTTCAGTTGGGCGAAGCGTCTGGGACATGTGGACTTTAACCCAGCCAAGCGATTGGATCTACCTAAGATCGATCAGAAAACTCCATACGTTCTGAGTAACGAAGATGTTCAAAAGCTTCTTGTTGAATCCGAAAACAAACCAATACTCAGGTGCTATTTGATCCTGAGTTTGTTTGCAGGGGTCAGACCAAACGAAGTCATGCGTTTAAAATGGAGTAACATAGACCTCGATAACGGCACTGTTACATTGGATGGTAATGTCACCAAAACCCGTAGCCGAAGGATCACACACCTTTTAGGCAATGCAGCCGAGGCTTTGAAGAAAACAAATGCGCTGCATTTATGCCCTAAATATCCCCAGTCAGACCTGCAAAGGATCGCTACAAAAGCGGGAGTCAGGCTGGAAAAGGACTGCCTCAGACACACTGCCGCCAGCCACATGATTAATGTATACAGGTCCATGGACGAAGTGGCTATTCAACTGGGCAATACTCCAGGAGTGCTACGCAAACATTACATGGGTCTGATGACACAGGACAAAACCGAAGAATTCCTGAAGCTGCTATGACATACGAACCACGACCCTATCAGGAATCTGGAATCGGGAAACTGTCCCAGTCGCTCGATAAATACCAGGCCGCACTGGACATGTCAGACATGGGAACAGGCAAGACGTGGAAGGCTTTGTTCATCGCCCAACGACAGCAACGTCCAGTCGCAATCGTGTGTCCCGCCGTGACAAAGGCTCAGTGGCAGGATGTGGCTCGTAAATTGGGAGTTCAAATCCAGATATGCGAGTCCTACCAGAAATGCATTCGTGGAACCGCCAAAGGTATTACCAAGCACGGTGACAAACGTAAGCAGTTCAAGTTCACTGTCCCGCGAGGGACGTTGTGGATCTTCGACGAAGTGCATGCGTGCCGTAGCCCGAAGTCACAGAACTCCAAACTCCTGACAGACTGCGTAGATGCCGGTTACTCGGTGCTGATGCTCAGTGCCACGCCATTTGAGGACACAACGCAGTTCAAGGCTATCGGGCATGCGTTGAAACTCGTCCACCGAACCAAGTGGTGGAATTGGTGTCTGTCAGTTGGAGGTTGTAGGCCTGGCCGATTTGGAGGTATGGAGTATGTCGGAGGGGAACAATTTATGGGTGAACTAAGACTCCAGATCTCCGACAGGACAGATCGCACCAGTATATCTGAGGTAGGGGATTTACCTGAGTTCAAACTCCAGACCAGAATGATCAATGGAGACAACTGCAAAGCGATCAACCAAGCATATACCGAACTGCTCGCTACGTATATGCAGGAAACAGAGCATGCCATCGTAGCCAGACTCCGATGCCGTCAGATCATCGAGCATGAGAAAATCCAGCAACTCTATGAGCTGGCAGAAGAATTTTTGGAAGCAGGACAAAAAGTGCTTCACTTCGTGAACTTCACAGATACAGTGGACACATTACAGAAACTACATGGGCCTACGTTTGGGATTGTGGACGGTCGTGTCACAGGACAAAAACGACAGGACGTCGTGGACAAGTTCCAAGCCGGTAAGTTGGATGGACTGATCGTCCAGCTACAGTCAGGTGGAGTTGGGCTAAACCTCCAGGACACCGTCGGCAACGCCCCAAGGACCGCGATCCTGAACCTGACGGATAGCGCGACGTTGTTTCGACAGGCAACGGGACGGACCTTCAGGGACGGATCGAAGTCGCCTTGTAGATTTGTGGTTCCGCTCGTAGCGGAAACCGTGGAAGAAGAAATAGAACAGAACCTGAACCGCAAGTTTGCCAACTTGGGGTCACTAACAGACGAAGATTTTAGGATATGATACCTATCATTGTGTCCTTTTGGGGACAGAAACAGGAAAAGCTGACCTTACTAGAAGAACATCTCCGCGAGAATAATGTGCCTTCGTGGAGTTATTACTTTGGCTTCAACGGGCGGGGTCTAAAAATACGAGAGTTTAAGGACGTAACCTACTATGGAGATCCAGAGGAACTCAGGGGCAAAGCTATAGGACAACACCTTACACATTGGGGTTTGTGGGCAAGTCTTAAAATGGCATCAGAGCGAAACCAAAACGACTCCATGTGGACAATTATCGAAGATGATTTCAGGTTCAAAGAAAACTGGAGCAAGATTTACCATGATGTCATGGAGGACTTACCCGGCGATTGGGATATAGTTCAATTCGGCAACTGCTGTACCCTGGGTCTTGATTTGGAAAAGATCACCGACAATCTATACAAGGGTGGAGCACTTTGCCTCCACTGGTATATGATTAAACGCCGCGCACTCGATATATTATTAGAGACAAACCGAATGGTTCAAGGACGCATTGATGTCCAGATGCTACGACAGAGTTACAAGCACCTTAACGCATACACAGTGCTACCAAGCATAGCTGGTCAGGCAGACACGGAACTGGCACTATGATTTCCATAGCATACATCACAGCGCGATTGGATCCTCGTTTGGATTTATTTTTCGATAGCATTTCCCCTCAGTTAAAACAAGGAGACGAGGTTATACTCATCGATCATTGGCTAGATTATTATCCCAACCGAAAAACAGAAGTGGCAACCCTTCTAAACGGCAGATTCGATCTAATCCATCTACCCCCTAAACCTTCAATTTGGAGAGGTATCCATCGGAAGACTAAGCGTGATTTTGCAGACACAAGTGCCGCAAGAAATACGGCAATAATAGTAGCAACAAAACCATACATTGTTTTTTTGGATGATCTGTCCGCCGTCCACAACAATTGGAGAGAGTATCATGAGATCGCGGCCAAAGATGGTAAGATCTTGGCTGGTCAATTTAAAATGGTTCGTGATCTCAAAGTATTACCTAACGGGGAGGTAGACCATCGAATTTGTGGAGACCAAGACGTAAGAGTTTCTCACCAACCAGACAATAATCCTATCCCTATAACAGGAGGCTGGGTCTTTGGCAGTAACTCAGGACTACCTGTCGAGTATCTCAACAAAATAGGAGGCTATGACGAATTCTGTGCTAGAAGAGGTATAGAAGACTGTAACCTTGGTGTGCGATTAGAAATCGCAGGATATAAAGACAAGATGTGGTATGACAAAAATTGTGTCGTGTATGAAGACAAGTTCTACCACTACAACATGTCAAACTCAACATGGAACCCTTTCTTGAACGAGTTTATTCCTTTGCGCCGATATAAAACCGTTGACTACGACGACCAGGCTAAGGGCGAGAAGATATTTAAAAAAATGGAGGAAATAGAACTAAAACACCTCCACGAAACCAAAAGTTTTTATCCCATAAATCCTTATTTTAACCTCGAAAAAGAACGCGAGTTATACAGGAATAGCGGTAGTTTTAGATCTACCGAGAAAGATACATTCACAGATTATGATGGAGAACCCATAGAAGATTTATGATCCAAAACAAAATACATTGGCCGCAGACAGCGGTCATGAGCGAAACCAACGATCTATCATGGCTACAATAGGAAAACCGCCCTACAGATGGGCAGACATCGCCAAGTATTTCCCGAAGGGATGGGACTACGTCACCGCCTTCCAGAAAACAACAGAACAATGCATAAAACTAAAATTGATAAAACGTAATGATAAGACCAAGCAGCCTAAAATATATTGAGATCTGCTCTGATTTCGAGCAGCCAGAACAAACCGAAGTCCATCCAGTTACCGAGGCAGGAAGCCGACTCCATGAAGCCATGGAAACCGGCAACCTGTCCAAGATCGAGGAGGACGAAATGTGGATGTATGAGCGTGCCTGTCAGGCAAGGACCGACCTGATGACCGATGTGTTCGGTGACGCAGAACCAACTGTCCACAAGGAACTGATCCTGAAAATCGCCGGGGAATACGCCGGGATGGTCGATCACTTTGCCCTGAACGACAAGGTAGGTTTGTTGATTGATTACAAGTTCGGATTCCACAAGGTGGATGACCCAAACGTAAACATTCAGTTCCAAGACTACACCCTGAAGCTCTTCGACAAGTTCCCCCAAGTGGACACCATTGTCGTGGCGATGATCGCACCTCGTCGGGACGAGGTCACCCGCCATACCTACACCCGCGCCAATGTATCGACCATTCGTAACCGAACCAAGATGGTTCAGGAACGAGCTGGGACCGGCCAACGTAAAGCATCGACAAACTGCCAGTATTGCAGTCACATCGGAACCTGCCAAGAAGCCTACAGCAAATTCGCTGCGGCCAAACACCAAGCGGACCTGTTACCAACGATCCGACCTGACTGGGATCTGTCGCAGCCAATGGATCTGGAAAAGGCTCTCGACCTGCGGCCCATCGTGAAAAAGTTCCTGGATGAATGGGACAAGGCTGTTGCATCCAGTGCCAAGCAGCTGTTGGAAGAGGGCTATCAAGTGGGTAACTACTACCTGCAACAACGGGCAGGTCGAAAGCAAGTGGTGGATATTGATCTGATCAGGGAAAAGGCAGCGGGACAGGGGGTCAGACCAAAGGACTTCGACAAGTGCCTCACCCTCAGTTTGACATCACTTGGTAACCTCATCAAGGACACTGCCCCCAAGGGCAAGAAAACCCGTCACTGGGATGAGTTCCTTGATTCCTGCGCCACTGCCATCGAGCAGTCTGAACCAACCGAAGTCATCGCTAAACGGAAATGATACTTACCAAAGGGCAGTTGGTGGTCCTGCAAAGCAGCACAACTTGGATCAACGAGGAACTTAGTCAGTTTGAGCAGCCAGACACTGTTGAAGAAGTCAGGGAATTATTCCACGAACTATTGGTCCCGCTACTCGTCGCAATCGATATACCGGTAACTCAGCATGCCGAATGCGTAGATTTTGTAGCCTCAATAATGGCCGAGGCTATACAACAAAAACAACAAGAAGAAAGTAATACATCATGGAATTAGATCTATCTAATAAGAACACAGAACTCGCAACACAATCCGACACCAAAGGCTACATGACTGGAGACTGGGGTAAAGAGGACGTATCCATCCCACGTTTGTCATTGGTTCAGGCAGTCAGTAATATGGAGGAATTCGAAAATGGATCCTTCGTATACGATCGCCAGGTTCAGATTGGTAAGAAGTTTGAGACGCACACAGTGTATGTGCTTAGTATGCACAAATACTATGAGGAGGATGTTGAGTATGGCAGCGACGACATGCCACGACGCTGGAACTCCGAGAAGGATGCTCGCGCCGACGGAGCTGTTTTGAAATGGGAGAACGGCAATGGGGCAAGGTTTAGCCCACGATGTGACCTCGTTCTGCTGGTTCCAATCGACTTGGAACACGCCCACTACGAGTTCAACGGACAAGGCTACGTCAAATGCGTCTACACATTCAAATCCACGGCATACAACAACGCCAAACGGATCTTCACCGCAACCAACGGTAAAAACGCCGGTGGTATTCCGTATGCACTGACATGGGCCTTGTCTTCCGAGCAGAAGGACAACGGGAAAAACAAATGGTATGTTCCTGTTGTGACCAATCAGGGAGCCACCGATGCCAAAATCCGTGAGTGGATCGAAAACGAGGTTATCTGATGAAAACATACGCCATCGATACGGAGACATACTACGATAAAAATGTCTCAGTGAAAGAACTCGGGGCCGAGGCATACACCCGTCACCCAGACTACTACTGCGGTATGGTCAGCATCGTAGGACCAGATGTCCGTTTCGTTGGCAAACCCCAAGACGCCCCTTGGAAACAACTCCGAGGGGCGACTTGGGTCGCCCATAACATGCAGTTCGACCGGTGGGTGCTCAATCGTCTGTGGGATCAGGGAGTTATACCCGACGACGTGAGACCTTCCAAATGGCGGGATACAACGGCCATACCAGCTTACCTACAAGTAAGTAGGGATCTCGGTAACGCAGCCAAAGTGCTCCTCGGTAAAACACCGGACAAAACCGTCCGCACACAAATGTCAGGGAAACACTTCGATCAGCTGACACCGGAACGATACCAGATCCTGTGTGACTACGCCCTGACAGACTCAGAATTGTGCTACGAGTTATACACAAAGTTTCATAATAAACTCCCCCAGGACGAATGGGACTTGGCCGGGTTGACCGTAGAACAAGGTGACTACGGAGTGCAGATCAACACCAGACTGCTGGAGGATTACCTGGCAACCGTCCAGACACATCAGATCCAGTTGCTCGATCAAATACCTTGGAGAGCAGATAAACCAGCTCTCAGCCAAGCAGCCCTTCGCACCCAGCTATGTGCTGATGGTGCAGGTAACCTTCCTAAAACCACCAGTGCCGATGACCCAGTGTGGGCACTGTGGAGCCAACAGAATGCTGACAGATTTCCCTACATGGAAGCGTTTGTGCAGCTACGCCGCCTGAACAAACACTTATCTACCCTCCAAACGATCCAGAACCGGTTGGACACAGGCGGCGTACTGCACTTCTCCATGAAATACTGCGGAGCCAGGGTAACAGGTCGCTGGGCCGGTGACGCTGGGATCAACATGCAGAACCTCACCAAAGGGGAGTTGTTTGGGGCTTCCGTCCGAGATCTGTTCGTTCCTCGGGACGGGCATAAGTTTATCATTGCGGATCTATCCAACATCGAACCTCGATGCGCCGCAGCCATAGCCGGTGATACAGAGTTCCTTGAGCTTGTTGGAAAAGGCATGGATATATACGAAGCATATGCCAGAAAAGCTCTCGGTTACAAAGACCCTCGTCCATTGAAGGAAGTCGATAACGACCTGCGGCAACGGAGCAAGATCGCCGTGCTTGGTTTGGGATATGGTATGTCGCATGTCCGGTTTCGTGATTACGCCAAGATGTTTGGGATGGACCTGGCAGAGGATGAGTCCCGCAAAATCGTATCCGATTACCGATCCGCAAACACCAAGCTCGTATCCATGTGGAACATGCTGGATCACGGGTTCAAAAATAGCGTAAAGGACAAACTAGAAAAGAGCTTACAGAAAAGCGCAGGGGAAGGTTCGCTAGTCGTCACCCTGCCAACCGGACGCAAGCTTCGATATTTCGACGTTGCCAAACAAACAGTCAACGGCAAGACAGGTCTAAACGCCTGTGTCCAACGGGGGAAGAATATTCGTGAATGGTTCTGGGGGTCCAAGTTGTTTGAGAACGTCGTTCAGGCCACTGCCCGAGATGTGTTCGCCGCCGCCATGCTACGAATCGACCGAGGCGGTATCCGAACAGCATGGCACGTCCACGATGAGTTAATCTGCGAAGTGCCAGAGGACCAAGCCAAAGACGCCTTGGAATTTGTCACAGAGGAAATGAGCAAACGTCACCCAGCCCTACCCGACATGCCTTTGGGCGTTGACGCACACATAGCATCAGTGTATGACAAATAAATTCTGCCGTTGTGGTGCCGTAGGAGATCTACGGACAGGGTCAACTTTATACCCGCATGAATCAGTAGGCAGATTCTTTTATTATGAATGATCCAGTAAATCACCCAAAACATTACACCGAACACCCCAGCGGGATCGAGTGCATTCAAATAACAGAACATATGGGATTTTGTATCGGAAACGCCATCAAATATCTTTGGCGTGCCGACCTGAAGAACAATGCAATAGAAGACCTAGAAAAAGCAAAGTGGTATATCCAACGAGAAATAGAAAGACGAAAGTAATGATAAATCGAAGAGTTCAATGTGGGAAATGTATATGGAAATTCGGGCCTGAGTTGAAAGACTTCTGGCCGCAAGAAACATTTGAGGATTTGACGGACTTTTACATACCCGTCGATCCAACGTGGGATAAAGGGCAATACAGCAATGAGCGTGAGAATGAGGATGATCTATTTGACAGCAGACCAACGTCTATCAAAAAAGTGGTCAACAATCATCTTCTCGAACAGATTGGTAAATGGAGAAAACGGGTGGACGAATGGGAAAAAAAGACCAAACAGTTCCCAAACAATTTCGACTACCCGATCCTATTGCAAAAGGCAAAAAAACAACTGCAATTCTACAAAAACAAAATATGACATACACCGAACAAACAGATCCTGTAATCTACGGTCACGCCGTAGCTCAAATGGATAACACCGAGATGATCAACCTCGCGCTGGCCCTGCTAGATCAATGCGGGGCTACGAAGGACGAAACCAAACAAGCCGCCCATTTCTTCGCGGATAAACTTGAGGACGTGGACAAGCAGGCTCTCTGGCCTTTGATCGATGATAGTAGCAATTGATCCAGGCAAGTCCGGTGGGTGTGTCGTCGCATCCGTGAACATGGTCCGACCGATACCATTCCGGTCAGTGGAGCAGATGTCAGCGGAACTGGAGCAATATCCATTGACACACGCATTCTGCGAAAAGGTCAGAGGGACCGCGACCCTTACACACGCATGCGTGTTTGAGTTTGGTCGTAACCTCGGCCAATGGGAAGGGATCCTGGCCACTTTGGAAGTTCCAGTGACCTACGTGGAACCAAGGACGTGGCAGTTCCCACTGAAGATCTACGAACGAAACTATCAAAAACGAAAGTCAGCTCTGTTCAAAGTGGCCAAGCGTCGATTCGGTAAATTGGGCCGAGTTACGAAAGCAACCTGCGATGCATGGCTACTATTGGAGTGGGCTTTTCAAAATCATCCACTTGGCAGGGCGATGGACCTTGCCAGACTCAGTAAATAACTTTTGAGCGCGGATCCGAATGGTAGGTGAGGAGAACTCACCACAAGGTCGCTGAACTACCTGTAGAAACAAAGGGTCCGCGCTCTACTTACGAAAGATCATGAAAACTACACACAGAATATGCAGCCGCAAAGGTTGTGATGACGACGGAATCAACAAAGCAAATGGACTTGGCTCGACATGGTACTGCGAAAAGCATTATCGGTTCAACCGAATGCGGGACGTGGCGCAACGGAGGGGCAAGGTTGTCCCGTCTTGGGAGGAGTGCGAAACGATGCTCCGGCCCTGTCTGAACGAACATGGTGAATTAGGAAAATGCCCGTCATGCGGACAACAAATGCGGTGGAAAGCGGGAGCTGATAATAGAAGGGGATCAACTATTTCACTCCAGCACAACCTGGATGGCACAATGTGCTTCATTTGCCACAGTTGCAACGCAGGGCATGGTGTATCCAAGTTAGGTGATTTGTATTTAGAACCAACACCTGTGGGGTTCAAACGCTGTCCTGACTGCGATACAGTCAAGCCACTGGGTCAATTCCACAAGGACCGCAGTAAGACACTCGGAACCCGATCTAATTGCTGCGAATGTCAAAACAAGCAGACTCGCAAATATCGCGCCGCCAAGAAAAACGCCAATATCCAGCAGCTGGAGGAGGTGCCAGCATGAAAAGACCAGGCATAAGTGAAGCCGTTCTGGCGGCAAATGGTGTTCGAGAAATAGCACCCGATGAAGCGAAGAAACTCATCGGCCAGTCCGTAGCCGGTATACTGATACCCTACCATAACCTCGATGGATCAGAGTCCGGTTTCCACCGGCTCAGACTCAAGTCTCCCTCCGGGGATATGAAATACAGCCAAGCCCAAGGATCAGGGGTTCACATATACATACCTGTCGGCATCGAGCGCGGAGTTCAAACCTTGGGCATCGTGGAAGGTGAATTCAAAGCGATCGCTCTAACTGAAGCAGGTTTCCCGACCTTGGGTATTTCAGGCTTCTATGGCTGGCAGGAGGGAGGATCCGTCCATCCAGAACTCGCTGAAGCCTTGGCTTACTTCCAACCCCAGAAGATCGAGTGGATCGGGGACAGTGACACCCTGCTCAATCCAGACTTCTACACCGCAACGGCTCGTATGGTAGGCAAGTTGCCTCCGTTCCAGTTGGTTCGTATGCCATGGAACGGACCCAAAGGCGCAGATGACATGCGCGAGGAACTCGGAGGTAGGTTCGCATCCGAGTGGTTTAATCTACCCCGCATCGAACCCGACTCCGACGAGGTCACCATGCTCGATAGGTTGTTGACTGCCCAACACGAACAACTGGACGTCACCTCCCCAGAGGTCTTCGGGAAACTCTGCAAGTGCCTCGGGCGATTCGCCTCGTCGCCCAGCGCAGCGATGCTACAGGACAAAGTCCGGTCCCTGCTGAAGATCAAGGCAGGGATTCTCCGTGACGGTATATCCAGTGCCAAGAGAGCCGTGGAACGTGGCGACGTGGTCAGTGAGGAAGCCGAGTTGGTCGTTCGTCGTTCCTATACCGACGGAGCCAAGTGGTATGTCGATCTGAATGGCTCCGGTCGCTTCACCAAGTTGACCTTGGAGTCTTGGCGCAACCAACTGGTGTTCTTCGGCGCAACCGCCGCCCAGATCAGTAACTCCCAAGCCACAGTGGAACAGAATCGCATGGTATCCTATGCCGGTCCTTTATGTGGAAGGCCCATTGGCTATCGCGAAGAAGGTCCGCTTCAGGTTCTTGTAACCGAGGGCTACACCCTCCGCAAAGGAACTGCCAGAACAGGCACCGTGCCAGAACAGTTCTTCAGCAACCTGTTGGGCGCAGAACAAATGGAGTATTTCATCCCGTGGTTGAAACAAGCCCGGAAGTCGTTGGCCGATCCCACGAAGAACGTCCCAGGGCAAGCAATTTTCTTTGTAGGAGGCACTGGGTTGGGTAAGACCTTGGGCCAGAAGATTATAACTGCGTGTATCGGTGGTCGTGAAGCAGATCCACAGGCTTGGATCAAAGGGCTAACGACCTTTAATTCTGACCTGTGGAGAGCTGAACACCTGACTATTAGTGACGCTACTATCCTCGATGATTGGAAAGCACGGCATCGACTGACTGGATCGATTAAAGAAATCGTGGCTAATGTCTCAGTGCCATTGCACGCTAAATACGGGGAACCGGTAACACTGAAACCAATCTGGAGGTTCACTGGTAGTGTAAACACAACCCCCTCCAGCATAAGGACTTTGCCTTCGGTGGATGATGACAACAAGGACAAGCTGATGCTGTTCTGGTGCGGGACACCTGGCTGGACCTTTGAACCTGGCCTGGAGGTTTGGGACTTGATCGAGCCTGACTTGGATGATTTCTGTGCTTGGGTGGATGAGTTTGAGACTGACCCTGACTTGGTCGATTGCCGTTACGGCGTGAAAGGTTACGTCCACCCGAAGGTCAACCGCCTAGTGCATGGTGAGTCGTTGGAGGGGCAATTGGAAGGGATTTTGGATTTGTATTTCATTGGAAACACAGAACCTTTGGAAGGATCCGCTGCTTATATATACGAAACCCTCAAGCAATATGCCTCCATCAACTGGATCCGGTCACCTATGGCCCTCGGGAGAATGCTTGGGAAGTTGGCGACGATGGATGATGGGACTTATAGAGTGTCCCAAGAGCGGAGCATGTCGTGCCGAAACTGGAAGATCGAGCCTATGAGTTGGGGTGGAAAGGATCCGTTCTGAGGGGTTCACTTTGTGCCACAAAGCATGACACTTGGGCAAAAACAAGTGTCATGTAAGTGTCATAAGTGTCATGCTTTTGCTTATGAGGGGTCATTAGCGGGGCTTATTCTGATGACACTTATGACACTTGGGGGGAAAGAAGTGTCATGCCTTAAGTGGTGCAGGGTGAAGGGGTTAACCCATGCATGACACTTATGACACTAACCTCTTATACTCCTCGGAGTCTGAAAAAATAAAAAATAGAAAATTAACTGATCAAAAAAGGGCCATTTTTGATCAGTGAAAAATGAAAAATAAAAAAAATAATAGTACTAAACAAAATAGGCGACAAGTGTACAAGTGTCATGAGAAGCCTATTTCTGGCATTTAGGAGCGATATGACGAACGAACAAAAACAATCGATGGAGGATGCCGTGAAGGCATTCATGGACAAGGCGACCTTGAAATATGTTGCAGGTCAGAAGGAGCACGGGGGTAACCTGTGGGAGAAACCGGATCTCCTCGACCGCATGGAGGAGGAGGTCATAGATCAGTGGTTTTACATACAGGCTATGAGGCAGCAGAGGAGGTTTGTGTAGGATGACCGTATAGGGTAGGATCTATTCTGTCCGCTGTTGTCTACCTGCTACGATTATAAACTAAGCCACAGGCATCACGCAGGCTCAGGAACGGGGCATGTAGATCCTACCCTAAACCATCTTCCAAATCCTGCCAGCCGAAATAAACGGGTATGTTGAGTCGGTGGGCTTGCTGCACCTCCAGGTCACCTCCGATGGAGAGTCCCTCCAGTCGGAGGACCATGTCACATTTTCTGACCCATGGCAGGCAGTAGTTGTGAATCCAGTCCTCCCAAGGTCTTTGGCGGTGGATTTCGGCGTAATGGGTCAGGAGAGGTGCGAAAGGGAGTAGGCCCATGTCCATGAGCCTATGAAATGCGTCGAGTTGCGTGCTTACATTACGCGCACAGGGTCCGATTGTGTATGGACTGGCGACATAAACTGATCGCATGTCTTTGCGATCCACTTGCTTAGGGTCAAATCTTCTTGATCTGCTGCTTCTTGCCATAAGGTTTTCTGATTTTCGGTGATTCGGAGTCCGATTCGTGCACTTCGGGTAATTTCTTTTTTTAAACGTCCCATGTGGGTTTGTTTAACATAAATATTTTGGGAAGGCAAGCGTCTGGGGATGGGTTGCAAAGCCATTCGCGGAGGAGAACCTAATGCTAGAAAAAACCTCGGCGTGAGTCGTAGTCATGTGACCGGCACTCCCCCAGACGCTACATGTCATTGGGTATTTAGACGGTAGAAGATGTGTTTGCCTATGGTAAAGGTTTTTTTGGTTTTGTCTGCCCAGTAGGGATTGACGTAGTCAGCGTGGTAATGGTCAGCGTAGCCTATTTTGGCTCGGTTTAGCCTGTGTAGGTTTGCTTCGAGCCAGAGTGCGGTTTTGGCTTGGGGCAGTTTTAGCAGGTGCTCCAGATCCGCTTCGCTCTTGCCGTTCCAACAGGAGAACTGCTTAGGCTGAAGACAAACCTGATCCGGTGTTATTTTTCGGTTAAGGGATCGCTGGTATATGCATGCTGCTACTGCGGTCATTCCATCCGGTCCCTCACCTCGGGCCTCGGCCAGGATCGTCAGTGCGACGATCCCGGCTTTGGCCGTTGGGGAGGCACATATCAGTCCAATTGTCAATTGGACAAATCTGGAGCCAATTTTGTCCCCCTTACTTTTCATCTGATTTGCCGGTAAACTGATTGTATGCTGCTTCTGCCAAGTTGGAATCCATGTGGGGTTCCAAGTTGTGGGCAATTGCTGCTGCTACCTGTTTCAACTCCTTGACGGAGTTCATTTGAGATCCCATCAGGGCGAGTGCGTATGCGGCTGATACCGCTTGTCTTTCTGTTTTGTTCATGAGTTTATCCATTGGTCGAAGGTTTTTATTTTGTCGTGGGGTGCGCCGATTTCCTCCATGGCGTCCACGTAGTTGCAGTAACGGTCCCAGAGCGGACCCGCTTGGGTTGCTTGGTTCCACTCGGTTTGTTCTGGCAGTGGTTTCCAGCCGGGGTGTTTCAATCGTGTTTTCATGCTATTGCCTTACTGTAAACGATGCCTCTTGGTGTTGGTGCATCATACTCGTGCTCGTATCTCTCTGGATCAGATAGCGTATATCCTACTTTGGTGCTTCTGATCGCGAACCTACTGGTATCGGACACCATGTGTTTGCCTTTATCGTCCATAAACTGCGACTTGGTGAGATACTGTTTGCTGCCCGTTATCGTAATTTCGCCAATGACCTGGGCTTTCCCCGCACCAGTGCGGATGACCTTGACTCTTCGTCCAATTAGACGATTCAAAGTTGGTTTTTCCCGTGTTTCGATGGACTTCAGTCCGTCCACGATCCAGTCCGCATATGGACTCCCAGGTTCGTTTCGGATGTTGACTGCTGGTTTCATGCTTCCTCCTCAAATGGTTCAAACTCGTGGTGGGCATACCATCCTGCCTCACCGTCCTGAAACTGCAGTTCGCATGTGAGCAGGTCGGTTTTTATTATTTTCGCGACCTCACCGATCTCGTCGGTGTCGGTCAGCAGGACTGTGTCTCCCACTTTATATGTGTTTTTTGTCATAGGTTTTCGTAATCAAGGGACTTCATTGACCCCTGATAGGAAAACCCACTTGCGTGGGTTGTTTGGTTCACCCGTTAGCCCATAGGTTGTTCTCTCCTCTGCGTTTAGTAAATGTCCTGCCACGTTCAGGCAGTTCTATCGTTGCCTGTATATCAACAAACTTCACTGCCTCTCGTTCTGCTAATTCATTGAGCATCATTCTAGCGATCTGATGCCAGTACTTTGAACCGCAACGAATACGAAATCTCCAGCTCCCCGTTTTTGTTTTCTTAGCTTTGGCCAACTCTTCTCGATTGGTTTGTATTCGATTTATCATCAACTCGTGCTGCTGGAGTTGGATTGCAGCTTCTCGCATGGCGTTTAACCAATATTTGTAGTTTTGTAGCGTCATGTGATTCTCCTTAATTTGCGTAGCACATGCACTCTATGCGGGTGATCCGATCAGGTCGGAAGCCATGCTCCCGCTCCACTCGGTTGCAGACGGCACGTTCGCCCAGTTCACCATTTCGGTCGATGATGGATACGGATTGCTCCGTGTCGGCATTATAGCCTGGGAGATATTTATTGTATCGGACTGTGTATAGGTATTTCATTTCGGTTTTTGTTTTGGGTTCTAGGTCAATGCTTTGCGCCATGCCTCTGCTGCCCGTGAGTGTCCCTTGAGCATCACGATTGCGAGAGTATCCAGCCGGTCCCGCTGGTCTACATTGGCAAACCACGGGTAGCCCCACAGGCTACCCGAGGAGCGATGGAATTTGACCAACTTCCAGAGCAGTCGGCTGGATTCGGTTTTTGGCGAGGTCTTGAGCCATGCCCCATTTTTTTTGTTGAGGCAACCGGCGATAGCCTCAATAGCCTCCTCGCGGGTTGGTTGCTTGATGGTGGGACTCAGTTTATGCATGCTGAGTGCTGCGTAAACATTCTCGGCTAGTTCTGTTGTGGTTCGTTTCATTTCGGTTTTTGTTTCTAAGGGGTTAAATGTTCGACGTTTTCAAGATCTCACCGTTTCCGCTGCTCGTCAACATGTTTTTTTGTTTTTTTAGCGCATTATGTATAACTCCCTGCCCCTCATGATGTAACGCTGCTGCTACTGGTTATTTGTGCTATGTGACGTAAAAGCCTGGGGTTGTTGGAGATGGGAGAAAAATAATTGTTTGACAATGTTGACCTGGTGGCGTAGGTTTATCCCGAATTGAGGGCATAAAGTTTGCCCTCGTAAATCTAAAAACCTAAATGACACATAACGAACTATTAGAGTTACTTGCCCAATTAGAGGCACAGGAGCGGCAACAAGCAGAATCCGGTGTATTCGACGACCGGCTTTTGAATAAGATTAACCAAGTAAAGACTTTACTGGCAGGAGGTGAAGCATGATCCTTCACGAAACAAATTCCATTCAGGTCATTGCCACAGAGAAAAGCGGAAATCGGAAAATCGGAAAAGCGATTCAGATCTGGATTGTGCCCAGATCTGAAACCGTTACCGAATCGAGACGCAATGGCAACGACTCAAAAACCCAATGCAAGGGTTGTCCGTTGGCGTCAAATAACGGTTGTTACGTAGGTTCCTACTACGTTGATGCTATCCAACGTGCCGCCTGGGCAGGTAAAAAACCATACGCTAAAAACAAGGCGGACATTGTCCGACTGGTCAAAAACAAATTTGTCCGCTTTGGTGCCTATGGCAATCCTAGTCTGATTCCCTTGTCACTAGTCAAATTAATTGCAGACAATGCAAGCGGTTGGACGGGGTACTTCCATGACTGGCATCTGATGCCGTTTGAAAAAGCGAAGGAATACGCTCGTTACTTTATGGTCTCATGTGAGCCGGAAAACTATGCGCAAGCTAAAAGCTTAGGATTTCGGGCGTTTGTTACCCGCAATCCGTCCATGCCTGTCCCAGCTGGTTTGGTTGATTGCCCATCTTCCAAAGGCGTAACTTGCTCCGATTGTCAATTGTGTTGCGGCACAAGTAAACCAGCAAGGTCTGTTTCGATACCTGTTCATGGTTATCAACTCAAATCCGCTACAAGGGCGATTGCGCTATGATAGGTGATGTTATTTGTTGCGTATTGTTTGCGCTCGCATTTGTTGCCGTCTGGATACTGGCGGCGTTTCTCTAATCACAAGCCGGATCTCTAAGCAGGTCCGGCCTTTTTGTTCGCCAAAAAGTTAGACGAGCCTAACATTCTATGGTAAGGCTAAAATATGAGGACGACGAATAATCAGAAAAAGATTGAACCCAATATCTTGCTGGAATTAGTCAACAAAGGTTTAAAACAAGCCGAAATCGCCAGATACTTCGATGTGAATCCCAGTTCAGTTCGTAGCAAGCTTCTATCTCTATCCCGTCGTGATCCGGCTTTCAACCAAGCTTTAAGCCAGACTAAAGAGGTCTTGACCGACGAGACCGCCTGCTTATCTTCTCGTCTCGATTCCTACGCACTCAAGATGTTTTCAGACGCTGGCAATGTTCTAAAACGTCTGCAAACTACCCCAATTCCTGACGACATTCCAAGCATGATTCAACGTAGTGATTTGCAACTCAAGGGCTTACAAATAGTTGAGAAGGTGCAAAAGATTTTAGGCATGGGCAATCAGGATTCTCCCAAAACACTAAATGTGACGCACATTTCTAACGTCCTATCAACGCCTAGTGTAAAAGACCAAGACACGCAAGTTCTTGAAGGTTAAACATTTACACCCAAGGCTCTAAATCTTTTGAAAAGAAAAGCAAGGGGGAGGGGGGGGAGGTAAAATTATTTTTCTCCTCTGAGCTTGGCCACCCGCCCCCCTTTCGATGGTATCAATATTAATACACCCCCCGTGAGATTTTTTCCTATTTTCAATATATTTGTTTGACAAAAATACCAGACCCGTGGTCTATTGTCCCCAATGCGAACACTTATCTTAGGATCCACGGGCATGGTCGGCAGTGCATTGACACGACGCCTCAAGCAACAAAACACGGAGCTACTTCTCCCAAGCCGCGAAGAACTAGGACTACTTGATAGTAGGCAGGTCTATCGCTACTTCACCCAGCACAATCCCCAAAGGGTCTACATGGCAGCTGGGTTGGTAGGAGGCATTCAGGCCAATCTGGATCGCCCAACTGAGTTCTTCACTGAGAACATGGCCATGGCCATGAATGTCATGCGTTCTGCTTGCCTCACCGACGTTCCACGCCTGATGTATTTTGGTTCATCGTGTGCGTATCCGGTATCGAAGGCTGATGGGGCAATCCCTTCAGACTTATTGACAGGCCCGATTGAACCGAGCAACGAGGCTTATGGCCTGGCAAAAGCGACAGCTTGCAGGTTGGCTACGTATTATCACGACCAGTATGGCTGTGACTTTCGGGCAGTGATGCCGTGCAATCTGTATGGCCCTGGGGACAACTACCATCCACGAAACTCCCATGTGGTTGCGGCATTGGTTCGGAAGTTTGTGGAGGCACCGAAGGACGGTGAGGTTGAGGTATGGGGTAATGGAGACGCCAAGCGTGAGTTCTTGTATGTGGACGACTTGGCAGAAGCGGCTACCCAGCTGATGGAGGAACCTGAGTGGTTTTCACTTCGCAACGTTGGAAGTGGGCATGCTACGTCGATTGGGGACTTGGTCAACACTTTGGCAGAGATCACGGAATTTACGGGCAAGATCCGATGGCAATCGGACAAGCCTGTTGGCACACCGGTCAAGGTTATGGGAGGACCGGAAACATGGCAACGAACACCACTACGAAAGGGATTAGAATGGACAGTGAACCACTACCGCAAATCGATTGGGATGTGAAACCACCCAACTTTAACTTGGAAGAATGGACGAGAGCATTTGACCGTTTTTGGATGAAACGAGGAATGCCTATCAGCATAGACATAAAAGGAAGACCTGTATATGAACGAGACACTACAAACACTACTAAAAACATTTGAGGATTTGCTTTCGCTACCGGAGCAAGTCTCAAAGCTACGACAATCACATACGGCGAGCTTGCAGACTTTGCAGGCTCAGGTTGATCAGCTTCAGATACCGAGAACAGCACCTACGGGCCTGATGCGCTATCACTATGAACTGGACCCCAAAGATCCAGACGGCAGTTGGTCTCGCATCGTGAAGGAAGGCCAAGCGGAGCAGCGGAAAGACTTTTTGGAGGGAGAGGCCTACTGGACGAGCAAGCAGGGGAAATCGCCGTCGGGTTACGGGTGGTTTGGGTCTGTGTCCATGCCTGTGATCACGATTGTGGCGACGGCACCGGAGTATAACTTTAGGAGCACAAAACGACTCCCCGGTAGGTTCAGACTGTGGTCACCCACGAGGTGGGGCAGCACCCTGCGGTTCCACTGTGATGAAGGCCCGACCCTCCATGACAACTGGACAAACTCTGCGGGTATAGCCTACGGGTTTAAAACCAATGCACCGATTGGGATCTACGTGGAACCTACCACGTATGTGGACGATCAGTTCCACGTCAGACCTTTCGAGCAGTCTATTGAGAACTGCCTGATCGTGGCGCACAACGGGACGTTGCCGATATATCTGGCAGACAATCAGGACAGGTTTTGGATTCGGGACTGCAACATCCAACAGCACCAAGGTGCACAGGTAGGTATCAAGCACGGGCCACCTATCCAGACGGGCATCATCAAGCAGGCACCAATGGCCAATGTGTATCTGGCAGATCCGAAGTTCTTGGATCTTCAGATGGAGGGTCCACACAACGCGCAGCGGCCACAGACTGCGATCTTCGCGGCTGGAAACAACATCCACATGCGTGGGCTTAATCTGTATGGCTGGTTGCAGGGTCCGTATCTCCATGGAGGTATGAACCGCTATGTGCAGGTGCAGGTCCACAAGTCCAATACCCATGATGGAAGGCAACCACTGCCTCTGAACGAAGTGTGCGGGGTGACCTTGAACAAATACCTGAACGGCGAGGTAGCTGAGTGTGTGGGTGCGGGTGTGGCGAAGTATGTCCCGGCGGCGTATGCGGCACACTCTACCTTCGGAACGCACAGGAAGGGGGAAGGTTTGTATGGAGGCTAATCAACTACCAACAAAGCCGGGACCGTATTACTGGCTCGAGTCAGACGTGTATGAGTGGGAGCATATATTCGTAATGGACCCGGGCAACGGGCATCTCTATGGGCATGACGGTGTCGTGGCAACGTCATTGCATGATTGGGAACAGGATTACGGGGCCGTCGGCCAATGGCTCACAATCCCGACCGCCGAGGAGCTGGTGGAGTTGCAAGCAAAGGCCAAGGCTTATGATGAGGGTGAATATTTATTAAGCTGTATTGGCGCAGACCTTAATATCTGTCTTGTTAATATTTCTGAATCCAGCTACATGCAACAAAAAGGCTACACCTGCAGCAAGGTCCGAGTCTGCAAGGAGGTGGAATCATGACCACCAACCGACCGCCATCGTGCGATTTGCCAAAGGAGTTTTATCAGCCGAAGCTGAAACCGTGTCCGTTTTGCGGCAGCACTTATGCTGAGCTGCGAGATGGATACAATTTAGACGAGATGGGACAATATGTCCGGTGCAACAACTGTGACGCAGATGGCCCATGGTCAGATGATGAGCGTGGGACTAAGTGGAACTCCATCCCGCGCCGCTCTGAGGTAATGGAGCTGCTAAGGTTGGTGGAAGGATACTTCGCAGGCAAAACAGACCCGCTTGATTTACGAATATGCGCCACCAAACTCAGAAAGGAGATTGGAGCATGAGCGATAACAAACCACCAAGGACACTTTACTTTCGAGAGAACATATCAAACGTACACATGGACGGCAGCCACATGGACAATCGTTTCGGGCAGGCATTCGGTTTGCGAAGGCGGGAATCGGATGTTGGCCCATACATTCTCAAAGACTGGCTCAATGAGGAACTTCTTAAACGCGCCAAAGCAGGAATGAGAGGGTATGAGTCACCAGAGAAGTATTTAATGGAACTTGGCAGAGCTATTAAAGACATACTCACAGAGCTGAATGGAGGCAAAAATGAGCTGTGATAACAAACCACCAATGACGGTGTGGCTGGCGTTTGATGCTGTTGACTGCTTTGACCGCAACGAGGACTGCGGAGCATCCGACCTAAAAAACCACCATCACCATATTGGACCCTACGTCGACCTGGAACAGTTCATGGCAGAGGTAAACAGGAGAGCGGACGAAATAGACACAGGAGGGTACGGGGTGGGTTCCGCTGAGTATTTAGCCATGAAGATAGTTGCCAAAGAAATCATGGAGGGGAAAGCATGAAGATTAAAGCCAGAGTTTTGACATATGAGAACGGAGAGACAACCGTTCATGAAGTTGAAATAACTGAACAAGCAATGGCAAGGCTTGCTGAAGAAATAGCAAGAGAGCGATACGGAGCACTGCATTTCGAGTGCATCACATTAGAACCTGACCTGACTGTGACGTTATCATGAAAACCAAACACTGCGGAGGCTGCGACCAGACCAAACCAGTCGCCCAGTTTGCCAACAACAAGCGGGCCAAGGACGGCAGACAATATCATTGTAGGGAATGTTTGAACGCATACAGTGTCATCCGCAAGGCAGCTATCAAGGAAGGCACATGGATGCGATAGCATAAATCCATCACAAACTATTCGATAACATGAAAGACGACAAAACAACACCCAAGTCACTACTTGAAATAGGGGACGAATACGTCCAAGCCACATGACATCACCCCGAAGCAAACACTGAGATCATAGCGATCTACCGCGACAAAGGCGATGGTCAATGGATCATGGATCAACCACTGCGGGGTCCATGGACCGTGTCCAAAGATGGCGACGTTTACAACGACTACCGCATTGCCCCCGATGCCTTCAATAGCGTTTCAGTCCACGCCATGGCTCTATTCGCTCGTTTGCAGGAAGAAGGGGTGTCGGGAGCAAAGAATGCGTGGGCAGAAGCCGGTGGAACAGTCTACGATATGTGAGAACCTACTTTCTAGTTGTGGTCATTCTGATTCAGTGGTTACTTCTCTACAATGCACGACTTGCGAACCGTGACTGTCAAGCCATGTTGTTTTCACTGATGCCATACGTCAATTTCGTCCCGCCAAGCGGAAATTTGTTTGACGATACTGGGCCTCAGTGGTAACTTTTGCTCGTCAGTCCCGGATCCGAGTGGGTTTGGGGTAGAACTGGCTTCATTGAGAGTTTGGAACGACTCGAAAATTCCCGTCTCAACCGGCTGTTGGATACTCTGGTTGGGGCGGGATTTTTATTGTCAAGGCAAAATTAGTTGGGTAGCCTCCGTTTGGTATGGCTAGTGCATTGCCCAATCCGAATGACTGTTGTAACTGTGCTGATGGCACGGCGATTACCACCACGACGCTGGATGCTTACATCACTAGTGTGATTGGTGGGTCTGCTTCTGACGTGCAGGGCTTTTATGCGGTGGATACGATTGTTGCATTACGAGCCATTGCGACTGCGTCAACCAACAAGATTGCCACTGTGTTCGGGACTGACGCGCCTGACGGCAAGAACCTGACGCATTGGAGGTGGGACAACACCGGCACCAATGCGGATGACGGGGTGAACTACGTGCGGCCAAGCGACTACACTACGGGTGGAGTTTGGGTTCGTGCGGATGAAGACGCTTTGAGTGCATAAGATATGAGCTGCCCAGAACAAACAAACATCGTTATAGCCCCTGGCCCGAGGGGTGCTGATGGAACAAACGGCACCAATGGCACTAATGGCCAGAACGCTTACACTACGGTAACAGGATCCTTCCTAATGCCAGCTGAGTTGGCCACTGTGTCTGTGTCGGTTGGGAACACCGACTGGATGAGTGTTGGTCAGACTCTGTATGTTCAGACTGCTGGCTATATGGCCGTGGTCACTATCACTGATGGGACGACTGTTGTGTTGCGTAATCTGGAAGATACGGCTTCCGGTGCATACCCAGCAAACGCAGCACCGTCCACGACGATTTCAGCGACCAGTAAAGTATGTGCTGGTGGAGTTCAAGGACCGGCTGGATCTTTGTCGGGAAGTGCTGGCGGTGATCTGAGTGGCACTTACCCTAACCCTACTGTGGCGATTAACTCTCTGAAAGGAGACTTGAGTGGTCACACTGGGTCAGCGAACGCGCCCCTTGGGGCTGGACCTGACAACCAGATTCTGCATGCAGACTCAGGAGAGACTCTGGGTTTGATCTACCGTGCGGTTGATCTCGGTGGCACCAACACCAGTATCACAGGTCAGGTTCCTATAGCCAATGGAGGGACAGGGGAGTCTACTGCGTTGGCTGGGTTTGATGCCTTGAGTCCCATGACAACTCGGGGCGACTTGCTTGTTGGCGGGACTAGCGGTCAAGCTAACCGGTTGCCTATTGGTGGTCCTGATACGATACTTCAGTCCAACGGGACTACCGCTGCTTGGGTACCTCACACGTCCACGACTATTGTGCCTGGAGATAAGCTTGTTCGTGTTGCTAAGGCTTCCACGTTAACTTTAACGGATGTTCCTGATGATGATAATCCTGGCGTTACTGTTTTACTAACTGGGGCTGTAGCTCTTGTGAGCCTCACTTTACCGCCTGCGAATAGTTATGCATCTGCATCCGCTTCAAAGTATTTGACTATCGTAAACAATAACTTTAACACGATAACTTTTTTGGGAACAGACTCTGCGGGATTCATAGTCCATGGTCCGGGGAGTTCTGCCGATGTGCCTGATACTTTAGGTGGAAGCGGGAGTAAATACTACGAGTCCGTAACCCTAAAAGCTATATTCGACGGTTCCACTTATGTTTGGTATCAAACCGCTAAGAGCCTAGCCTAATGGCCCAGTCCAAGTCCAAATTACAGGGGGATGCTTATGTGTCCTTTGAAGGAGGGGTTGACAGCAATCTTCGACCGAAGTTGCTTCAGCCCAACCAGCTTTCTTGGGCGGCTAATTGTGTTGTTCGTGGTGGTGCGGTTGGTCCTCGACCTGGGCTTCGCAAGCGAACGCTTACCTTTGCGTCCGAGGATGACCGGAATAACTTCCAACTTGCGACGGCCCATTTCCAAGGGGCAGGGTATTTTAGGTCCGTAGGTGATCAGTCTGAGATTGTGTGTTCTATTGGTGGACGACTGTTTGCGATCAACCCCATCCAATCCTATAAGGTCACCGACATCACGCCTACGGATGGCAGGAACAGCACTTATCAGGATGTGGTCACTTTCCAGCAAGCCGAAGACTGGATGATTATTCAGGACGGGCAGAGTGCGCCGATCATATACAATCGTGCGGAGGCACGACGGTCTGCGGCCTTAAGTGATGAGGTTCCGACTGGAGCGGTATCCACTTATGGCAACGGTCGTTTGTGGGTAGGAAGATTTTCTGAGTATGCAGCGGGTGACTTGGTTGGTTCTTCCAGCGGTAACCCTGACTTGAACCGCAGGGATGCGGTTTTAAAGTTTACCGAGAACGATTACCTGAACGAAGGTGGTGCGTTTTCGACTCCATCCAACGCCGGTGGCATAACAGCCATGCAGGTTATGGGATCGTTGGATACGGCTCTTGGGGATGGGGAGCTGATCGTGTTTACCGGCAACAGTGCTTTTGCGACGAGTGTTCCTACAGACAGAACTCAGTGGAAGAACCTGTCCTATCCGGTCCAGAGACTGGTAGCCCCGAGTGGTGCGGTTGGTCCGTTCACACCTCTGAACGTGAATGGCGACTTGTATTTCAGATCCCGAGACGGAATACGGTCACTTATATACGCCCGTAGGGATTTTGGATCGCCTGGGGTAACGCCTTTAAGTAACGAAATCAACCGTGCGTTGCAGAACGAGTCACCTACTTTGCTCAAGCACTCCAGTGCGGTAGAGTTTGACAACCGTCTCCTGCATACCTGTGTTTCGCGTAAGTCCAGTCGTGGTGTAATCCACAAGGCCATTGCAAGCATGGACTTTAATCCGATCAGCGGCTTACGGGTAAAGTCTCCCTTGGCGTATGACGGCATATGGACTGGGCTTGATTTTCTGCATTTAGTCCGAGGTCAGTTTGGTCAGAGAGACCGGTGCTTTGCCTTTGCGGTAAACGGCACTGACATTGAGCTGTGGGAACTGGATCCGAATTCGACTACTGACTACAACGGCACTGATGAGCTGCCAATCGAATGGTATATCGAAACCCGAAGCACAAGCTTTGATTCCCCGTATGAGATGAAACGCTTGGATCGGTTTGAGGCTTGGCTGAACAATGTGCGGGGACAAGTTGACTTCACTCTTTACACCAGACCGGATGAATCCTTGGTTTGGAATCAATGGGCGACTTGGAGTGAGAATGCAAAAACGAAGTTCTGCAACAGTGACTTCGCCAACTGCATTAGTCTGACGGAGAACAGACCGTCGTATCGTCCACGACGTAGCTTCGGCAACCCTCCCAATACGTCTGCCAAGACTGATACCAAGACTCCTGGCAACTTAGGGAATACTTTTCAGTTTCGTTTAAAGGGCGTAGGTTACGCGCAGGTAGACTCGATGAGGTTTTTCGCAGAGGTAATTAGCGAAGACATCTACCCTGACAGACCGACAGGAACACAGACAACAGATTCGGGGTGTCCGTTAACGGAATACCCTGAGATTACATTATGAGCACGAATATTTCCTTAACCATGGGGACGTTGAGTAAGTCTTGTTACGAAGACTTGCAAGAACACGCTGTTGACTTGGTGTCGCAAATGACAGGCACCGTTCTGGACGGATCCCTGAAGTATATTATTTCAGAAACTGCGCCTGGGGCTGATGACCGCGACAAGTTGTGGATCAAGACATCCTCTGGCGCACCTGTCCGTCAGTATATTTTTTACAACGGTGCATGGGTATGGCCGCACAATATCCCTGCCGGGGACACTAAACTACAGATATACAAGGGTTCTGCGGATAGTGTAGCCACTTTGGATGGTGGAACGGCTGGAGCAGTGAGGTCTTCCAGCGGTCCTTTCTGGGAAATCGACACGGATCTGTCAGGCAAGTTTCCGTTGGGGGCAGGTACATTGCCTTCTGGGACGGAGGTAGATTCTGGCACCACCGGTGGTTCTGAAACTGTTACATTGACCTCAGACCAACTACCGGATCACGGGCACTTGGGAGAAGCTTACTATCGTGCTCAAGCAGGACCGGCGTCTACTTCAGATCCTTCGGGTTTAGCGGACGGTACAGTGCATGAAAATAGTGGTCACACCAATAACGCTAGTTACAACAACTTTAATAAAGCAGGAGTAATAACAACATCAATGACGGGAACTACCGGTCAGGCACACAACAACATGCCTCCTTACTATGGTGTTTACTTCATCAAACGAACCGCTAGACAATACTACGTAGGATGAAACTGACTTTAGGCCAAGTAAAGCAATCGCGCATACCGGATTTCCTCGGGTTTGATCCAGAGGACACAAGGTTGGTGCAGATCGTGAACGAAGCACACCAGCGTCTCATGATGCAGGGTTTGTATTGGGGAACCTTTCAGACGTATCAGATATGTGTGAGTTCGGAAGGGTGCCTGACTTGGCCGAGGCAGGTTGCCTCGATTGAGGCTTTGGCAGTTAACCATCAACCGATCACACTTCGGAATAATTGGTTTGAGTATTTACAGACAGGGTTTGGCATCAGGACAACCGGCAACTCCAGTGAGTTGCAACTAATGGATCGTGGTAGATCTCCTGTGTTCCTTGACATGACGGATTTCTCCTCGACTTTGCGGGTTTACAGCGAAGTGTCCGAGAGTGCATCGGCCAAGCTCCTTGTTCAGGGTTATGATGAAAACGGGAATTGGATTAGAACACTCGACAACGGAACTTGGGTTGACGGGGAATATATTACCATCAGCACGACCCCGACAGGGTCGAGCAACATATTTACTACAATTACTGGAGTCCAGAAACCGGTTACGAATGGCCCGGTTCATTTGTCAAAGGTTACTGGAGAGTCAGTCGTCGTGCCGATCGGCTATTACGAATGGGACGAAACCCTTCCAGACTATCGACGAAGCATCATCCCAGGACTTGGGGATGCCCCTCAGTATGTGTGCGGATCGGGAGATCCCCTTACTAACAAGCGAGTCGTGCGAGCCGTCGTGAAGTTGGATCATATCGATGTAAGGCGCGACACGGATTGGTTTGTGTTGGGCAATTTACCTGCACTGAAGAACGCTGCCAAGGCAGTGCAGCTGGAGGAGCAACAGAACGTGGGTGAAGCAGCCAGATACTTTGGGGAAGCTATCCGCTTGTTGGAGGTTGAGCTGACACATTACCAGGGGAAATCCAACGTAGAACCAATGAATATTCAATCTGAAAGCTGGGGTGCCGGTGGCATGCCTGAAATTATTTAGAATGATCACGCAGACCCATACGCTTAATCCATTTGTTGATGACTGCCCTGTCTTGTCCGAGTCGTCTACCTATTTCCGCTCCTTTAAGAGCTGGGAAATTTTCTCTGATAAAATCTTTTTCAGATTCCGTAAGGGGTTTATTGATGGATCTTCTGTGGGGTATTCCGTGTTTGTTTCTATACTTAATGCACTTATGCAGAAGGTATCTTCTAGTGCAACCAAGATCATTGGCGGCTTGGGTAAGGTTAATTTGGTAAGTCGCTGCTTTATGGAGTATGTCAGGGTGGATAAGGTGCTTGACTGGTCCTTTAAGTCGTCCTTTAGAAGCCGCATCGTGCAGGTTCTCTGCTTGCGTTCCTTCTTGGAGATGATGTGGGTTGCAGCATCTCGGGTTATCACAAATGTGCATAAGCACTTTTCCTTTCTCAATAGGTCTGTTGTGATACAAGGTGAAGGCAATCCTGTGCGCCAAAAACTTGTGTTGCCCCCAGTATCCGTAGCCCTTGTTTTGGGTTACAGATTCCCATTCCCAACAAATATTGGGATCTTCCTTAAACGGAACATCAACGTGCTTCCAAAAATTATGGTTGTAATAAAACCGGGTTACCGGATCGTTAATAACATCGTCAAGCGTTTTCATATGAAACCAACTTACCCAACTTTTGGGTTTAGTCAACCCTGTTATGGAGGAAAAGTAAAATGTCCATCCTAAAGTCTATTTTTGGGTCCAAAGTTAAAGTCCCTGAGTTCAAGGAAATCGACCCAGATGTCGAAGTTCAGAAAGCTTTTGACAGCATACAGGAGCAGTTACCTCAAGCGCAACGCATCTCACGAAACATAGCTGAGGCAGACACTGACACGACGCTCGCAGTCCTTGAAAAGATAGCCCCAGGCACACGCGACATCATTCAGCAACAGGTCTCCAATCTACAAGCTGGTTTGCGCGGCGAGTTACCTGCGGATGTGCAACGTGCGATCACGGATCGTGCGGCGGCGAGATCTGTGCAGGGGGGTTTTGGTGGCAGTCAGTTTGCGCGTAACCTTGAGTTGCGCGACTTAGGTCTGACGAGCTTGCAACGTATCGACACGGCCATGGGACAGTCCGCACAGGCTTTGTCGCAGTATGCTTCGATGGCTCCAAGGTCTAGCGTAGGTTCTATGTTCCTGTCGCCTCAAGCCCGACTAACTTTTGCTCAAGGAGAGAGGAATCAACGATTCGAGCGAGACATGGAAGCTGCTAGAATTGCCGCACAACCTGATCCTGTGACTAGAGCTGTAGGAGGAGCAGTAGCAAAAATTGGAGGTGCTGCGTTAGGAGCCTTGATCCCGGGAGCTGGTGCGTTAGGAGCTGCGGCAGGAGGATCTGCTGGAGCAGTTGGAGCTGGGCCACAACCTTTCTCGACTTCTGATTTTAGGGTTACGCCAGATAGCTATCAGTATCCGGGTTCCAGTCAAAGCCAACCTGGTTACGGAAGACGATTCCTCGCTAACTTAGGTAAAGCATTCATGTAATAAAGTTATGGCAGAAGACAATCCATTTTTAGGCTTTTTTGAAAGCATGGGCGTTGGCATGGAAGCCGGTGCAGAACGTCGTTCCCTGATGGAACGCGCCCGACAGGGTAAGCTTGGGCCTGGGGAATCAGTCCCTAGTCTTGGGCGCACTATTCTGCAAGGCATTACCAAAGCTGCTACTCCTGCGTCTACTCGTTTGGCACAGGAGGAACTTAAGCTTCGGGCTGCGAATCAGGCTTTGGATTATTCGTTGCGCGAGCGGCAAATGACCCTTCGTGAGCAAGACTTGCTTTTGGATAAAGCGAGTCAACGAGCTAAGATAGACCAGCAAATAAACGACAACCAAGGGTATCGATTTGCTACTAGACAGATGCAGTCTGACTTGGAATCTGGTAAGTTGAATGCTCTCCGTAGTTTTCAACCTCCAGAAGGAATGAGCCAAGAAGGGCAGGAGGAGTTGTTTAAATTCCGAGACAACCTGCTCGCTGGTGAACAAGGAAAGCGTCTTGTAGAGATGGGTAATATGAGGGAGGAACTTTCCACTTATATCCCGCAAGATCAGATACCAACTACCTATGCTGGTATGAAGCGGATGTTGGATCGTATAACCAGCATGGAAGAGCAGGAGATAGCCGAAAAGAAAGCAGAGCAGGTTATGTCGAAGGCTGCGGAGGCAGGAGCTGAGTCGGTCACTATCAATCTTGGTGGAGGTAATCAGTTTACTTACAAGCCCGTCAAGAAAGAGGAGGCTGATGGATTTACTCAGGTTCAATTGGCCGATAGGTTGATGGATGCTAATGTCGCGGTGTCCAGGGCAAAGTCTTCTGGAGAAGACCCTGAATCCCTTGCGTTGCTTTACGATAATTTGGAGATGCTTTCTGCTTTAGCGCGGGCTAAAGGGTGGAGCAGTATTATACCTGGCCCAAGCGATCAATCTCCTACGCCCACAACATCGGATCCTACTTGGGAAGAGTTCTTACGGACCAACGCTGCCTTCGTGAAATGATATGGCTACACAGCAAATACTTGAGTTTTTCCGATCCAAGGAACCTCGGTTTAACGATGTTTCCGATGATCAATTAATCAACTACATAGGTTCCCAGAAGAAAGATTTTCTTCAGGACGCTGAGTTCAAGCAGGACTATCAGAAAGTATTGCGTGGGCAGTTGGAGCGAGTTCAGACTCCAGAAGGACGGCAGCAAGTTGCGGCTCAAGCTGGTGCAGAGGATTTATCTATTCTTGATAAAGCGACTGCCTCTTTCCAGTCTGGGTCCAAAATGCTTGCTTCTAATTTAGCACTCGCAGGCTCAAGAACTGTTGATAGGGCAAGACGTTCTGCCTTTGGCGGGTTCTTAGCTAGGACTCCTGGTGTCGGAGATTTAATTACGCTATCCGTAGAAGAACCTGTAGAGGCTGTAGCGAAGCCGTTGGAAGAATCCGCACAACAGATTCGTGAAATCCGAGACATACTACCTGCCACAAAACTTCAATCTGTTGTCAATCTTGTTGCCGAGGCAGCACCTTCAATCGGCCCAGCTCTTGTCGTAGGACCGATTGGCGGTTTACCTGCTACCGTTGGTGCCGCAGCTATTACAAGTTATGGGTCAGTATTGGCTGATGCAGAGCAGGAACTTCGTGATCGAGGTTACTCCGAAAGCGAAGTTCGTCAGAATGCACACGCAGAAGCTACAGTCGCTGGGTTAGCTACTGGATTGATTACTGGTGGGTTTAATAAGTTTGCGCCAGGTCTTGAAAAAGCAGTCGCTGGTGCGTTCCGAAAGCCAGCTCAAGTTATCACGAAAGACGGGAAGACCGTTGGTCAATTCAAAGAGTTTGTTATAGATACATTGAAGGGTTTTGGATCTGAAGCTTCGGAAGAAGCCTTGGATGAAACTGCCCAAGCGATGCTTGAAATGTATGTAAGAAACCCTGATATGTCTGCGGTTGAGGTGGCTAAACGAGCTGGCGTTGCTGGGTTGGCTGGAGGTATTTTGGGTGCAGGTTTTTCTGCGGCTTCTTTTAGGAGTTCTACCCCAGAAACTGATAAAGCAGTCAGTGAATCTAGCCGACCTGAGGATCTTGTTACTCCTACTACTCCTCTAAGGGAATCTACTGAATTCATACCCACTCCTGTTGCGGAACCCGTCATAGAAGAGACGAAACGGATCACCGGGACAAGGTCTGTAGAGGAAATAGCCCAGACAGCTCCCTCCGCTTCTCCTATATTCGGTCGTCCGAGTTATTCTTTCGACCCGACAATTTCTAGGTGGTATGAGAGGAAGATTACTTTGGAGAGACCACCAATTAGTTCGTCTGAGGGGTTAGGGTCCACTGTCGATGCTGAAGGGCCGGATCTCATCGATTTGATAAGACCCTCGTCGATGGACGTAAGTCGTTCCGCTGAGAATGTCCTCCAATTTGGAAAACTCGACAATACTTCTTCAAAGGTATTGGACCGGTTGTTGCAACGAAAAGCGGATTTAATGTTATCTATCGACGAGGAGAGGAGATTACGTGGTAGAGGTGTGCCTATCGACGATTCGACTGAACAGGATGCCTTATCTCAGATTAAATCCATCGATTTGAACTTGGCTCGTCTCTCGGGCATGGCAGATCCCATCCCTGTTACCCTCGACGAGATATACAAGACTATAGATCGTTTCAATCAAGAACCTCCTGTCGAAGCCGTAAGGGATTTTCCACCTATATCCCCGGAGCCAGCTCCTCAGAGACCAGCTCCTCAGAGACCAGCTCCTCAGAGACCAGCTCCTGTAACTGAGGCAGCTCCTGTAACTGAGGCAGCTCCTGTAACTGAGGC